GCTGCTTCACTCTCATGAAGACCTTCTAATAGTTGAACGAACATTGATTCCCGCTTGTTCTGATTAATTTGATTATCACCACCACGAATGAAATGATACAACTTGCGAGACTCATAGGACAGAGAAGAATGCTCTGTGCCTTCTGGAGCGTCATTGCGAGTATAAGGAACATCACCATCTGGTAACGCCCATTCAATCTTCGGATCAAAGGAAGACTTGATAACCATTCTCAAAGATTGATGATCATTCTCCCTTAGAATATTAACCTTATCTTTCTTAGTCTTGACTTTTGAAACCTTTTCCAAGATTTCTGAAATTAATAAATTCATTTTAAAATTCTCCTATAAATTCAGTGAGATTTCTCAATCTCTTTTGTATGAAATAATTTAGTAGTTTGCTACGATCACCATATGGAGCTTCCTTATATGTATTAATTATCTCTGAAGACAGCTCTTCTGGTGTGTATGTCAAATCAATCAATTTGCGATTTCTTTGATAGTTTCTTTTCACTTCATCGTTGGGCGCAACATCTTCGAAGTCATGTTCCAACCATGAAGCAATTTTCTTTTTAGTTAATGGTTTTTGTCGGAGGCCTTCAGTAAATGTATTATCGGGAGACAGAACATTTGGAACACCATCACTAGTGTCACCTTTAAAAATATGTTCTTTAAGATACTCGTCAGGATTTTCGCCATTTACTTTTTTCTTAGTGATCGGACTATACTGTTTTACATTAGGAAATCTTTGAAGTTGAATGAAATCCTTGTCTCCAGAAAGTATCATGATCTCTTCTGAATATTCCGAACAAAGAACACCGATAATATCATCAGCCTCTGCACCATATATTTCTATAAACTTATATGGCATATTATTTCTAAGCTCATCTCTTATCTCATTAAGACATGAAAAAATTGCGTTCCAATCGTGTGTGGATTTTTCTCTACTCTTTCTCCTTGAAAATTTATATTCTGGAAAATAGTCACGCCTCCAATAATGCTTGGAATCATAACACAAAACCAACTCTCCAAATTCAGATGAAAATTTGGTACGATACATACGCAAAGAATTGAGAATCATATGTCTTACCATATTCTCATCAATCTCTTTAGACTTATTCATATTTAAATGCATCATCATACTTGCTAAAGAAATCTGATTCATATCAACTAATATCATTCTGGCACAAACATATGAGCATTAAAACTCATACTCCTTCTCTCACCTTCACTTTTAAAGGGATATACAAAATGTTTTAACCATGAAGGAAATACTAACATTTTTCCCACCTCTGGTTTAAACTTCAAATTGTCACTTCTAAATACTTGGTTCTCACCAAACATAAATTCTATTAATCCATTTGCTGGATAGTGGTCCTCAAAATCTTTTTCTATTTCTTTGTGCATGTTAGGTGGCAATTTAAGATAGACAACTGATGAGAAATCACCAGTATGATGATGCCAAGGATTATATTCCCCGGCATATTGACTGACTACCCAGCTTTGAGTTAGATGAATGTTATCTAAAGTTGGAGTTGCATTACCAGCAATTTTCTTCCATGAATGATGAGTACCTTGATTTATAGATTCTTTTAGATAATTCAAACATGCAGACTTCATTACATTTAAGAGAAACTCTTTATTGTCTTTACCTTTTATGGGGATTTGAACTTCTTTATGTACCTTGCCGACCAGTTTGTGTGACCAATCCCATTCCACACTTGCAGCTTTATTATCAAGCACCTCGTCAGCAGTATTATTGATTGTGTCAATAAATTTCTTAGGAGCCACGGTTTCCATAATTGTAGGACTAAATGGTCTATGAAATTTCGGGATCGTTGTCATCATCATCCTCTAAATCTTTATTAGTCTCAATAAATTTTTCTAACATACCTAACATATTTAAATCAATTTGGCCATGAATAGTGTCATCATTTTCATCAATATCAACATCTACTAGAGCTTCAAGAAATCCATGTGTTAGATGGGGAATACCCATACTTCTATATATACTTCCTTTTGTCAGTTCAATTATTAGTCCTAAATCACGAATAAAAGATGGCTTTGAAACATCAACACCATTTTCACTCAACATCTGAACCATATGAATAATCAGGCTTTGATTAAGCTCTTCAGCAAATTCCATGTTTTCTTGCAATTCAAGAGCGTCCTCGTCAGGAATTTTAACCTTTTTTTTAGACTTTGGCCAAGGGCCCTGTATCACGTTTTTAGTTTCCTTTGCGTTTCCGTTTTTCTGGTCCGACATTAGAAATTCCTTTCTCTTCGTTAAACATTTCTTGAGTATATACACAACCCATATCTGGATAAAAAACACCTACATTTCTTTTAGGGGTTCCATCATTATAAAATGCCATTGCAACACAACGGTATCTAATTTTATTCTGTTGATGCTCACCATAAAAATTGTCAATCCATTCACCATCTTTAAGATATTTTTGCATATTCCTTACATATCCTTCATGACTGGCTAATTGCGCTTCTGCTCCCTTCATTTTTTGTCTTACAGCACTTCTTGCTGAACTTGCAAGGTCTTTTTGAGTCTTAATCCAACTCTTAATTTTTTTAGGGTTCAGTGCATGATCTTCTGGTAAGTTCTTAATTGAATCATGAAATCCTGATTTACCATAGTCAGGATTTGTTTCTGCACGTTTTTCTCTCGCCTTTTCCAAACGTGCCGCAGCTGCTTCACGTTGATCCTCAGTCATTGGTTTGCGTTTCTTACGAACCTTTGGTGCTTTCCAATTACTGTTATCAGTCTCAACAGTAATTTTCTTCTTCCTGGCCATTTTAGCTTCCTGTTTCTTCTCTACGTTTTTGCTGGTCCTTTTTATATCTACGAATACCAGCTGCTTTGGCGCGGCGACGTTTTTCACCCTTTGCTACAAAATGTTCTCGTTCTCTTAGTTCATTGAACATTCCATCCAACATCAACTTCTTCTTTAGAATTCTCAATGCCTGTTCAACATTGTTATTTCTTACATCAACTCTCATCTTCCAATATCCTTTATGTCACTCTTACTTATTACTTGATACGGACCTTTATTATAGGCCGGGGCAATAGTAAAATTATGTGGAATTAATTCTTTCTTCGGTGCAACACCCACTGGTATGTCATTTGACATCTCTGCTACATTACGTTTATTGGCGCACTCGACAGGACTCGAACCTGTGACCCACGGTTTAGAAGACCGTTGCTCTATTCCAACTGAGCTACGAGTGCCAACAACTTTCTTTAAAAACTTCGCGTGTTGACGCTCTGCCTCAATCAAAGATTTGGGTTTCTTAGATTTCTTACGTTTACGAGTGCTTGTAGTTGTAAAATAAGCTGGTAGTATGTGCATTGTCACAAGTGTATCACGTTAGGTTAAATATGTCAAGGTTATTTTGTAGATTTTACTGAATCACGCAATGTTTTAGCAATTATATCTGAAATAAGGATAAGTTCTTTATCACCATCTATACCAACGGTGGTATAGATATATCCATCTTCTTCCAACTTGTCTAACATTTTTGAAATGATAGGATCAAACATACTTTTTGCAGCAAAGCGGCGACCGACATAATAACAACCAGCCATACAACCTGTTGCGATTAATGCATGTAGTATCGGGTCCATAACAATATTTATCTCTCTTATCAATGACTATATAAACTATACAGGAAAAGGAATAGAATGTCAAGAACTATTTTAATTAAATAGCGCCCAAATACAAAATAAAATAAGGGAGCTAGTACCAGCACCCAAAATATATGCTTTTAGCAAGTCAATATCATGCCAAACAGCCACATTCTTAAAATATTCATCAGATGGCCCGTGGCCTGTCCTCAATGAAAAAAAGTTCTTACTCATTATACTCTCCTATTTGGTTGTTGCGATAAAGACACCATTCCAATCAGGTTCTAGTGGTTGGGTCTTCATAAATTCACACCTCTCAATCCACATAGTATAGTAATTTTTCATCTTACCGTCGAATTCATTCATCAGGTCATTACATAGTTGAATAGCATTATCAAACTTTTGAGCTTGATAATATTCATGCATCTTTGTGTGTTGGGTTTCTGGTATACTCCAATTAGTATTTTTCATCGTCCAATCTATATCACTTAGAACGGTATAGATTCGAATACCTATGGTCTTGCCCTTTACTGCTAGTTCATCAATCTTCAAGTAGAAGAAGTCATCTTTAGTTTTATCATAAGTGGCTTCACCAACCAACAGCAGACAACCATACTCCTTACACTTACTTTCAATTCTAGCAGCAGTAGAAACAGAATCTCCTAGTACGTCATAGCTGTGTCGTTTAGTGCTACCCATCTCTCCTAGATACCCAAGACCAGTATTGATACCAGCGCCCATACCTATAGGTGGTCTACCCTCTGCTGTAATTTTATCATTAAACTTTTCTACTGCCTTCAACATGAATAATCCAGTCTTGACCGCACTCTTAGGATGGTCTGGATCATCTATCGGTGCATTGTGAATATGCATACTCGCATCACCAATATACTTAATCACCATACCATTTGAATCTAGAATGGGTTGTGTGATTGCATCCATGTATCCATTCATAATTTCTGTAAGACCCTTGACATCATCACCGAAACTTTCACCCAATGGAGTGAAGCCTCGAAGGTCAGAGAAACAAATACTGATTTCCTTTTTCATACCATCTTTGATTAACGATGGATTTTCTTGTAGTAATCTAACAACAGTTGGGCTCGCATAACCAGCAAACTGTTTTTTGATTTCCATCTTCTGTTTGTATTCTTCCATGAACCTCATGAATGCTGCCATCGCCCAGACAATAAACATAGTAAGAACAGGATAAGACCAATCTACTAGATAACTATATTCAGTAAATAGATATGATGAACCATAAAACGAACCAACAAGAAATAGTGGTAGCAGTATTGCTCCAAACCACCATGTAAGCGTAAGAACGACAACTGTCAGAATTATCGCACCGGCAGCACTGATTGTTAATTCAGCAAGATCAGTCCAAAATGGGCGAGTTATGTTGCGTCCTGTCATCATGGTAGCAAGTGATGCGGCGATAAGATCGTGTGTCTCTATGACCCCCACAGGAGTTGCTACTGGGCTTCCTAGACCAGAAGCAGTACTGCTTAGTATCACAATCTTACCTGTTAAATCTGGCAACTTCTCATGCAATGGGTATGTATTTGTCTTCCATTGAAAATCCAACCATATGTTACCGTTAGCATCTGTGTTAATTATTTTGTATTTTGGTATGCGGATTTTCTCCACACCGGCAACACCAGTCTTCATTTGAAAAGATATGTCTGCTGCAGCCATTCGTAGGACTTCCATACTAATAGATGGATATAACTTTTCACCCACTGCGACCACTAAAGGCATACGTCTAACAACACCATCTGCTTCTGGTGAAATTACCATCATACCAACAGCTTGGGCACTCTCAGCTAGTTCTGGAATAGGACCGACAACGCCGGGATATCTATACACCCAAGGTTTCCAAGGTTGTCCTATAGAAGCAACACCACGCACTACACCAGAATTACTGTTGTCATTACTAGGTATTTGTCCGATGATTGTAGGTGTATTTTCGAGTATGTCAGCAAAGAACTTGTCTTTACCACCTCGGTCTGGGTCAGCGAATAAAATGGGCACAACAACAAGACCAGCACCTGCTTCATAGAGCTTGATAATTTCTTTACCAAGAGTTTCTCTATCCCATGGCCACTGACCATATTCCCTAATCGTATAATTGTTAATCTCTATAGTAACTGTATTATCAAGAATCTGTGTTGTCTGATTGCGTTGATGTTGATCTAGTGCTTTCATACGCACCATATCTAAAAACCAAGGGTCAGTGAAACGTACACCACATAAAACTAAAATTACAATTAATGATAGAATCCACTTTTTCATATTAATCCTGTATTACTGAGACTGAACACCCTCCACTGGAGTAGCAAGTACCTGACATTGAATAATTTTGAGCGGCCGTAGAATTTTGTGAAAGTGAAAGGGAATATGGATCAGTGCCATTTGTCAAACTGATTGTTGCATTATGGGCACCAGAATTTTTTTGTTCTACATAAACTGTATGGTCATCTCCATTAAGTGTTAAGGTCAAATCCTTTGCTCCATCATTTACCTGTACTGTCCTTGCTGTGTTGTCATCACCATATATATATGCGGTTACATCATGGCCATTAAAGTTTCCTACACTTCCGTTTCTCTGTCCAATATTTAATATATTATTATCTCCATGAATATCTACCATCGCTGTATTATTACCACCTTCCGAAGTATCTGTGGCCCAAGATTGGGTTGCTGCTGTAGCAAGATTTCCAAGTTCTCCATAACCCTGACCAACTCTAACAGTGTTATTATCCCCATCAATATGAAATCCTTGATAATTTGAATCAGACAAATTATTCCTTGTATTTTTTTGTCTCAAATCAAACGTATTATCATCACCTTCCCAATCATATGCTACAGTCCATATGTTTTTGGTAATGGTGTTGTTCCGACCATCTTGGAATATGTTTACAGTTAAATCATCACCAGCCTGTGTAATATAAACCCCATTGGCATATGCTACACTACTCAGACTGATAGATAGTAATAATGTTAGAAGCGTCTTCATCTCTTGTTGTTATCTCCTGTACAGGCATTCCGCCCTGTGTCATATTAATTGTGTATCCATAGTCGTTTATCAAATCCAGTTCTACCGTACTGTTTCCAAACCTTCGTATGATGCGTGTGCTGCTGCCATCAACTAAAGTATTGACTTGTGTTACTTTATTAAATCCACTTATTCTGCCATCGAACGATCCAGATTTTGCTTCAGCCTTAATAATTTGATCAAGAATATTAAGAAGTAAGTCTACATCCAAATCATTAATGTCCAACTCGTTAAATTTAAACAAGTCTTCTTCTAATTCATTCTTATCTAAATCCTTGAACTCTAAGAAATCAATATCAAGCAAATTCTTACCAGATTTAGATTCCTTCAATAACTCAATAATCTTTTCCTTCGGTGGCTTAATGATCAATAGATTGTTAATCTGATCAAGAGTAAGATCAAGGATTACAGGCTTCGATGGTTTACCCTCACCAGTACTGACATAAGTGGACTGAAATGCCTTAGTCATTAAAACAAATCCAGCACCACTCTCTACTGATATCTTACCTACTGTCCCGTCTTTGTTGGGTAGTAGGATAATCAAAGACTTACCTATTTCATCTACCGTCATACTGAACGCAGTTCCCAACACACCAATCCTCGCTGTCGGTGTCCGAATTTCCACGTTCTGATTACTCAGTTTCGCAATATTACCACTGGCATAACGCACTGTGCCAAGGGCAATGTTCATCACCAACTTAGACCCAGTTTTAGAATTGGGGTCATAGATAAACTCATCAATCACCAAGGAACTGTGTGCGCTCACTGATACATTTGTATCATCAACAAAAGTGATACCAACGCCACCTTTGCCAGTTCGCACATTGTCCTTGAACTCAATATCAGAACCCTTCTGTAGATTCGACTTTTCACCAGACCTCTCAACAGAAGCGTTCCCCTTGTGTTGCACCACATTACCAATAGCACCATAAGCACTGGTACTAAAGAGAATGAAACTAATCGTCCATAGTAACCGTAACATTATGACCTGACCCCACTGTTGTTATGGATACACTGCCATCATGGGCACCATCCTGTGTGATAGCAAATGTACTTGATGAACCCGTATGATGCAAAGTAGTATCTTGGTCAGCTGCACCAATATGTGTTGACGTTATAGTATTACTCGATCCAATTGCTGTAATGGATGTAATCTTCTTATCTGAACCAATCATTGATGCTGTACTGTTTTCATTAATAGTTACAGTATTACTACTACCTGTTGCAACAAGGTCAATATCTGCATCACTAGAAGCAGCTGAACTACCCACGTTCACAGTAGTCGTATTTGAACTACCTGTAATTGCTTGAATGATACTGTTATCATCGGCCGCAGAGTTAGCTCCAACAGACACGGTAGATGTGTTACTGTTACCTGCCTGATTGATTGTCAATGTTTGTGTTGCACCAACTACAGATGCAGCAATGGTGTTAGTGTTACCAACCTGATCAATGTCCAGCGTCTGATTGTCACCTGTTAGAGTAACAACCGTACCTGTAACACCGAACCTATTAGTCTGGCCATCTTGATTGATGTTCGCAGTAAGGCTTGCACCTGACTGCGTAATGTAAACGTCACTCGCATAACTCACACTGCACATAACGAAATAAGCGAGTATTGTAAGTATGCCCGTTCTCATCTGATTTTCTCCTGTTTATACGCCCATAATTGTTTTTTCTCACCTTCCCTTATTATTTGTATAACTGCTTCTTCGATTGCTTTTCTAACAGCATATGTAGTAGATTCATTGTCTGTTATTCCAGCTTCTGTTTCTAATAATTTAGTTCCCACATCCAAAAACTTGAATACGGTAGCAGACAACTTGGTACTCAGGATTGTCTTCTGAGTACTGACTGCTAACAACACTTCACCCGTCTGTACAGATATCAATCGCAGTGCGACTGTTACCATGTCCTTACGATACTCATCAGATATACCAATACCCAAATACCTTACACCCATACCACCTGTACTCGTATTGGTATCATACCCAACTATACCCCCTGTCAACAATACTCCCGCGAACAGTAGGGGCTTAATCTTTTCTGCTTTATCTCCTTCGTGCAACTTTCTTGTGTTTCGTATAATCTGTCGTTCTTTAAGAAGATTGTCTAATTCCATTCTCTCTATGACTTGAAACCACTCACCATTACCAGCCTTCTTCAAAGCTTGGATTAGCCATATGTCTCCACCTTGTGTCACTGCACTACTCAACAGTGCGAGTGATGCACTTGATTTTCTTTGTCCTGTAACGTCATTGAACTTGTACACAGCCAAAGGAACCTTACGCTCCGGCGGAGGCATATTTCTTAGTTCATCAACTAGCGGTGCAGATACATTCTTTGGTTCGTCTATTGGTTGAGTAGACGCGCAGCTAGAAAGTAAAGTCGCCAACAGGAACAGTGATAACAGTCGTACTACCATTTGGGTCCACTATTGTTAATTCTATGGTTTCAGTGCCCTTGATGTAACTTATCGTTGTTCCCTCAAAAGTAACTGTGCCGGATGAAGAAGCAGTTTCTCCAAACATACTATCCACTAACTGCTTCGAAAGTTGAGCGTAAATTCTTGACTCCACATTCTTCATAAATTTCGAAAGATTTGTATTTGCAGCATCTCGTATTAGCTGTCTTTCAGCTGCTTCCTTCTTTTCTTTAAGCGCCTGCTTTCTAGAGAACTCTTGGTTCTCAATAGTTAGAACATGTGCGCTATACCCTTGGCCACTGAAAGCTGGAGATTTCCATGTGTGTGTTAATTGATTTGAAAAAGCTACCAAAGGAAATACATTACTTGATGCAATACAAAAAAGCACTATGTAAAATACATATTTCATTTTTTTAATTTATCAATTTCTTTTTTATTTGCAGTAATTTTTTTATCTTGTTTGGCATCTAATTCTGATTGTCTGACTTCTATCCTTTTTTTATTTGCTTCTTCAAAAGGGTTCATCTGTTGTGTTTGTATCTCTATAATAGTATGCAATTTTTGGTCCAACCTAATCATGTCATTATCTAACATTCTCACCCGGTCAACTAAACTTATTAATGTGCTACTTGCTGCACCCAAGCTTGGTAATATATTATGTGTAACAAATTTCCACACATAATATATAAAATACGCCATCCCCACAGCAACCACTGTAGGAACACCATATTGATTAAACATATCAATAATAGCGGTAGTTCCCAAAATTAATCCTTCCTAGTATCTTCTTTTCCATCAGCCGCAGACAATCTGCGAGTATCGGGTTTAACACCTAACGCATGACATATAAGAGTATCAAGTCTCACTACCTCAGTGTTAATTGTTCTTATACGATTATCTAATGCACTAATCATGCCATTAAGACTAACTGCCCTATTGACAACTGAATCCAGAATATATTTCAAAAGTAGAATAATAAAGAACCCGCCGCCAATTACGGCCGCGATGGAAAAGCCTAGGTCAGCAATTAAATTAAATGCTTCCATCAGCGACTCCAAATCTATCGTGATTATATGACCACGATATTACTGGTACTATTTATAATATTTTTTTTAAAATTGAGACTTTGTTAATGTTTGTTTTAGAATTGAGACAAATACCATTCTAAGTACAAGTCTTCATTTAGAATGGAGTAATTATTGCAATTACCATAGGTTTTGATATGAGTATATACACGCTTTGGAGCATATTTTTCTACCATTGTTTTCCAGAAACTAATTGGTTCAACGGTGCAATGTGCATTTTCTCCACTTGGAAGAACTGCGATTGCTGGTTTAGTGCATATTGCAAGGAACACAAATTTATCTGCTCGTGAAAATATGTTATTAAAAATTTCGGGTAGATGTTCCCTCGGTATATGTTCCATCACATCTGTAGAATATATACCATCAAATGGGCCGGAAGGTAGTTCTTCGTATTCTGGAACAGCAGGATCATACAATGAAGGCATCACACCAAGTTCTTCATGGTGTTTCCATTTCGTATATTGTAACCCTTTACCACAACCATAATCTAATAGAGTTTCAGATTTAGTATCCTTTACTAAATCTACAATATGATGCAGCTGTGGTTTTAAACTATTGCCCGGATAGTTTGTGCTTAATTGGGCATGATATTGTTTGTATTGATCAATCCACCAGTTCATTATGTAGTCTCACAAAGTAATCTGCATCAACCAAAACAAGAGGTTTTGTTTTGTTGCGTTTTAGAACCACGATTGGTTCATAGTCACCAGAGTTTTCTTCTGCCTGTTCATATGACTTCCAGACATTAATTGCTTCTTGATTTTTGCACTCAATAGAATATGGAAACTTCTTTCTTGCTGCACGAGCCATAATCAAATCTTCACCCCCAGCGCCCATAGAACGACTTTCTATATCCTCTGGATGAACATCCAATTTCTCTATAAGCAAATTACGAAACCACTGTTGTAATTTTCGACCTTTTGCTTTAGCACTACTCGTTTTCATATTATGACCACTCCCATCTCCATGGCAACATTGACATATCTATAAGATTGAAATACATCTCAATAAAGTAGATACATATTATCAACATAGATGTTTTAAATATAAATCTATATGGTTGAGGTAGACTATTCTGCCACCTATTAAATCTACTACCTTGTATCTTTTCTTCCATATTGGTTTTATCAGCTATTTTATTTGCCCACCAATTTGCATCTAATATATTTTTTAACATAATCAATGGCCAAAAAATAAATTTAAGCATTTTTTTCATTTTTATCTCTTCACCATTGTCTCCAAGTATTTGCAATAATTGCAAAGCATGTTATTATATGTAGGAAAATCCAAACAGTCCTGATTATTGCAACCCTGTCTGCTTTGTTATCTTCATCAAATGCTTTAGACCCAATGGCCTTACACCAATATTTCCACATCAATCATCCTCATCCCAATCTATAATTTCATCTTCAAGATCACTTGATAATTCTGATCCACAAAATGTACAATGAGAAATAATATAATGTCGATCACTCATAGAATGTTTTATAGAAAATTCTGCTTCACATTTATCACATACAACTAATTTCATTGAATTTCACAAAACCCCGCCGCACAAGCAAGTTCTTGTGAACCAATTGTCATATCTGTTTTTTCATACTCTGACAATTTACTCCACTCCACTCCCTTGGGCATTTTATCAAGAAGAATTTCATACTCTTCTTTTTTAATATCTTGATATGGTGCCTGTTTATATGTATGTTCTGCAAATGGAAGAAAACTAACACCACTCATAAAATCAAAATGTTTAAAGACCCATGCACCAACATCTAACCATTCGTTTTCCTTAACAGAAATAGTAACTGACGGCTTGTGTTCACACCAATATTTTTGATATGTCAACCATAATTCCAACTGTTCAATTGCAGACAAATCTGTACGAAATACAGCACCATCATCCACTTTCATAGGAAAAGAAAAGACAGATGTATGACTTGGATTCATTGCATCATCTTCTACAGGAAATCCAGAATCCATCATCATTTTTGTAAGGGGGTCTTTCTTGTCTCCACGCACTGTACGAATGTAGTAAGGATTATGTCGAGCATGAATACCAGATGCAGCGTCAACCAGCTGAGAGACTGTCCCTGACGGTTTAACACACGTTACAGAGACACTTTGATTGATGCCTATCTTTTTTGCAATCTCTGCATTCGTTTTGATTGCTTCGTTTTTCAAATCTAGTAATAGTTCAGGCAAGTCGTGTTCAGGCGATTTACCATTAAGAAGTTTACTATCCATAATACCAGTAAGAGAAACACCAAGAAGTCTTTCCTCTTCGCAATTCTTTCTCCATGCAGATGAAACATATTTGAAGTTAACAAGAGTTGCTTGGAATGTTCCTAGAATCGTTGCAAGACGCACCTTTTCCAAAAGAGACTCCCGTGTATCAGCTGGGCGAACTACTACCTCTGATAAGTTACAGAACTGACGATTACGCAAAATAATTTCTGAGCATGGATTTGTTCCAAAGTCATAATCTGTAGTATTACGTCTACCACTTTGTTCTGAAACTTTCACAGCACTTTCACGATTGAAAATACCACGTTCACCAGACTTGGATTCATAAAGAGCTTTCCACTCATCCATGAATACACCGATATCTGGCTTCTCTGTATAACATGCAGAGTTGTTTGCAAGCGCACGCTGAGGTTCAGTACTCCACCACTGACCGTGTTTTGCTGCCCTCATACGATCATCTGATAGATTTGATAAACTAATAAGAGCAGACCGACGTACACCACCAACCACAACAATCTCTGCAATTTTACAAACAATATCGTGGCATTCAATTGAGGACAACTTACGGCCAAATGCATTCTTAAATATGGTGACTGCAAAATTAAATAAAGCTTCCAATGGTTCTGGACCTGATGCACGACCACCAAAAGTTTTCAAGGGAGCGCCAGCTAGACGAATCTTAGACAAATCCCATTTTGGAATCTGTCCGATATACAACATACCTACCAATTCCTTAAAGGCCTTTGCCCAACCTAGTTTACTATCTGCAACAGTAATCGTAGTATCAGAAATATGAAACTCATCTGCAATGGTAGGAAGCTGAGAAACATATTGACGTTCTACACTAAACCCAACACCAGTCCCATTCATCAATACATAAAGAATTTCATCAAATGATTGTGGGCGATCTACAGCAACATAAGAACAATTATACCCTGCAATATTTTCTCGTTTAAGTGCCTCTCCTGCTGTCATAAGACAACGCATAGAAGGCATCACTCTTAGAGACAATACTGCTTCCTCTAATTCTTCTCTTAGAGATTTTGTCAATTTGTAATTGTGAAGGTCTTTAAGGTGTTCAGTGAAAAAATCAAAATATCTTGCAACTGTTTCATCCCACGTTTCTCTACGTTCTTTTTCTGGCAACCATCTAGAATATCTAGACAAATGTATGAATTCTTGGTAGGATGTGGGCAAATAGTTGTTGGACATTTATTTATTTCCTTCTTTATTATATACGCTGAGATAACCCCTAAGAGGAGGCTCTATGTTGCTGTAGAAAAATGTATCCTTTAGTTGAATACATGTAAAACCAAATCCAGAAAAAAACTTCATCAGTTGTTCTTCATTAAAACGATAGGGCCCGGAATGAGTAGCTGGATTAAATCTTGCCTCATACGGACTTAATACTTTTAGAACGATATAACTGTCATCATGAGTTATCTTGCCAAGCATCTCAAAATATTTGTGTCTCTTATTCTTTAAATGAAAAAGATTGTGTATCAATCCTCTATCTAAAATAATATCATATTTCTCAGTTAACTTGGAATCTAATGCATCATCTATAATAAAATTTTTAACATCATATTCTAAAGCATCTACTATGTCCGTGGCAGTTACAAAAAATTCATTACCAAATTGATTTTCTATATAATGTGCTTGAGAACCATTTCCACAACCCAAATCTATAACTGTATATTTCTTATTATCAAAACATCTTTTTCTAAAAAAATCTGCTAAGTCTTTATCAAAAAGATCATAGTTCCAAGGTGGTTTTTCTTTGTCGTATTGTGTTTCCCATATTTCCTTCATTTATTTTTTTCCATTCCGAAAACCTCAATTGTGCAGATACCCCAGAAAACGTATTATCATCTATAATTTCTTGTATTTGTTTTTTCGTATACCCGGCCATGACCATATCATTAATATCTTTGTGTTTCATACTGTCAGGCCACAATGCAACTTTATTTCCCTTTTCAATCTGTTTTTCAATCTG